CACCCGCTGGGGGCCATACTCAGTGCATCACCTACCAGAATACATGGCAAACGAAGAGGAATAAGCTATGGACTACAGATTGGAAAACGTCGACGCCCTTTGGCCGAAAATCGACAAACCCTACAAATTCGACGCCGCGCAAAACCGCAGCGTGCCCGCCGACGTCACAGACCCGGACGCGCGCTACGAGCTGCACATCGTCGTGTCGCAGGAAAAGGCGACTGAGCTGGCAAAGAAAATGCGCGAGGCATTCAACGGCAGCGACAAAACCAAGGATAAAACTTGGGCCGTCAACTCCCTGGCAGACATACCAGGCTTCAAGGAGGACGAGGGCGTGTGGCGCGTGAAGCTGCAGAAGAAAACTTACGCAGATGCAACAAGTAAGCCGCGACAGTTCATGCAAGACGGCACGCCAGCCGCGGCAGATTTCCAGCTCACTACCGGCAGTAAAATACACGTCATGATACGCATCGCGCCGTGGGCCTACGCCGGCAAGACTGGCGTCACGCTGCGCCCGGAAGGCGTCATGGTCGTAGAGCTCGCGGAACGCAAAGATCCGCCGGCGGAGAGCATGTTCGGCGACCTCACGCCAGGCGGCAACCCATTCGCCGACGTCGTCAGCGCAACGCCAGCCGCAAGCCCAGCCCCGGCGCAGCCCAAGGCTGAAGACGTCAACCCATTCGGATTGCCACAAGACAAGCCAAGCACGGCCGCCGGCATACCGGATGACGAAATTCCATTTTAAGCTGAGGAGAGACAGCAATGGCAAACATAGACATCAGCAAAATAAAGCACACGAAGCTGGCTGACACAAAGACGCTCATCACGGTGAGCCTGGCAAAGCAACTGTGGGAAAACAACGCCTCCAACCGCAAGTTTCGCGCGAACCACGCCGAGCATATCGCCCGGCAAATGAAGCTGGGGCGCTACGAGGTAAGCCCAGACCCCATCGTGATCACAGACAAAGGCAGGCTCGTAAACGGCCAGCACCGCATGTGGTCGATCGTCAACACAAAGATTGCGTGCGAGTTCGACGTCAAAGTCATACCCGACGAGGATTTCGACAAAGTCTTCGCGATACTCGATCAAGCCGCCACGCGATCCAACGCAGACGTGCTGAAGCTCAACAGCAAAGTCATAACGCCAATCAGCTACCTGCTGCGCTCCTGCGGGGTGAGTAAAGTCACGCCAGAGGATCTGCGCCCGTTTGTCGACAGCGACATGGGCAGGATTATGGAGCGCCTAAACAGCAAGAAGCTGAACGGCAAAATATGGCGGCACACATGCTTTAAGGCGGCGGTCGCTGTCTGCATCCTGTCTGGCCGCGTTGACGAGGAGAGGCTCTTCGCGACGCTGGAGCACGTCAGCGGCTCAGCCATAACGGAGTGGCCGCATATCTTTGGGCAGCTCTACGTGCAGCTCACGGACGCCACGAAGCCACTCTATCAAAGCGGGCGCAGCCTCAGCAACGACTGGTTTATGCGCAGCGTGTTTGCACTCACGCACATGGAGGGCCGCACGAAAACAATCCGCATCAAAAAGCCATTCGCGCATGACGTGGAAACGACCGTGCTGTCAGTGATGCACTCCATCAACGCGAGCTTTCTAGAGTAATGCCTGATTTTCCCAAGCCATATTGGGCGGAGTGGGCAAGCCGCATCATAGAGCGGTACGACCTGCGGGAGGGGCCAAAGGGCGAGCATCACGGCGCCTGCCCCCACTGCGGGCACAACGACTGGCCAAGCACACGCTTCTGGATAAACGAAAAAGACGGCCTCGTGAAATTCAACTGCAGGCAATGCAACGACTTTCAAAGCATCGTGGCCGTCATGGAAAGCGACGGGGTGTGGCCAGTGATGGCCGCAGCCAAAACAGTAAACCTAAGCGTGACGGCCTCCGACTTTAACAACGTCGTGCCAATGGCGGCGCAGAGCAAGAGAGAGGCGCAGGCAGTGACGTTCGACCCCTACACGCCGTATCACGAGCGCAAAGGCGTAAAGCTCACTGGCGCGGTGCTGGAAGGCTCTGACGTCGTCGTGCCACTGTTTAACACGCAACGCCAGCAAGTCGGCCAGCAACGCATCAGCCCGGCGGGAGATAAACGCTTCAACCAAGGGCTGAATAAAGAGGGCGGCGTGTTCGGCGTCGTCGGCACGTTCAACCCAGATCACCCGGGCATAGTCTGGATCGCCGAGGGCTGGGCCACCAGCGTCAGCGTCCACATGGCAATCGACGAGCAAGAGCCAGTCGTCTTCGCGCTGGACAAAAACAACATCCAAACAGTCGTCGACGCCCTGACCTTACAATGGCCAGATATAAACCTACGCATCGCCGCAGACAACGACGCCAACCAAGGCGGGCAGGAAGCGGCGCAAAAAACAGGACTGCCCTGGAGCGCGCCCGCACTGCCCGACACAGATTGGAACGACGTGCACGCCACGCTGGGGCTCTCCGCAGTCAAGCAAGGGCTGCAAAGGCTCAACCAACCGGAAAGCCTCCTAGACGAGCTCGTGTGGATCTCAGACGCCAAGCCAATGCTCCAGTCAAACTACCTCGTCAAAGGGTGGCTGGGGCGCCAGCAAATGGCCGTCCTCTACGGGCAAAGCAATACCGGCAAGTCATTCCTCATGCTGGATATGGCCTACCACGTCGCCGCAGGACGCGATTGGCACGGCAATAAGGTCAGCCAAGGCGTCGTGCTCTACCTCGCGGCGGAGGGCGGGCACGGCTACCTCAACAGGGCGAGGGTCATCGCCGACCACTACGGCGACACAAGCGTGCCACTCGCCATCAGGCCGTGCCCAGTCAACCTGCTAGACCCGGAGGCGGATCTGCCAAAGCTCCAGCAACTGATTGACCTCGTGAAAGACAAATACGGCAAAATAGAGCTCATCGTCGTGGACACGCTCAGCAGAGCCCTGGCAGGCGGTAACGAAAACGGCCCGGAAGACATGACGGCGTACATTAGCAACGCCGACACGCTCAGAGATCACGCCCAGGCGACAGTCGCAACCGTGCACCACTCCGGCAAGGCAGACAACGGAGCGCGAGGCCACAGCTCACTCAGGGCAGCCACGGATACCGAAATAGAGCTGACGGTGGACGAGGAGGCAAGCATACGCTTCGCGAAAGCCACCAAGCAAAGAGACATCGAAAGCGGCAAGGAGTTCGCGTTCGAGCTGACCGCAGTAGAGCTGGGATGCGACGAGGACGGCGACCCAGTCACGAGCTGCTACATCAGCCCGGCAGATGATGAACGCGTGAGTGAAGCGACAACCAAGCTCAGTAAGAATGAGCACCTCCTCACGCAGTGCTTCACGCAGCTCTGGAGCGAACACGTCGGCAAGCCAAACCCAGGCGGCGCGGGGTGGCCGGAAAGCGGCACGCGGTGGGCCGTCGATGAGGATGATTTGCGGCAGCACTTCTACGGGAAAACGTCGGCAGCCAACAAGCGCCAGGCGTACATCAGGGCGGCGGAGGGGCTCATCGACAAGGGCGAAATGGCTAAAAATGAGGGGTTTTTCTGGCTGGTACGCCCCAAGCACAAATTGTGACGAGCGTACCAGCAGCGTACCAAAAGGGGGAAAACTTATGTTATTGAAAAGGTTATATAAAATAGAGCTACTGGTACGCTTTGGTACGCTTTGGTACGGCAAATGGTACGGGGCAAGGCTAGGCGTACCATACGTACCACACTCCTATAGGAGTGGTACGGTGGTACGGCTTGCTAGGTGGTACACCCTGAGAGGCTCTCGTAATGCGCTGGGCTGAGGTGGAAGAGAAAAGATGGAAAGCTCCAGATTATTCTGAATTGAAGGAAAAAGATTTCAACCGCATGCTGGAGGAAATCAACGACCTGGTTGAATTGGAATCCGTCGCCAATCGCAGGAAGCATCTCAACGCGCCGCAGTTGACGGAATGGAACGCATGGCAGCGCGCCGCAATACTCCGGCGAAAGTATGAGCTCAGCCATGAATGAGGAAATGCTCCGGCGGCGCATGATGGAGTTCGAGCGCAAACGAGCGAGGCTAGGGTTCAGCACAATGCTGCCGGATGACAAACGCAAACGCATCTGGCGAGAGCCGCTCACAAAGAATGAGCTGCACGTCGTGACGTTCATGCGAGAGCACGGCACAATCTCGGCGGAGGATCTCGCCGGGGCAATGGATGAAGAGCTGCAAGAAATGCGCAGGGTGCTGCTGAGGCTTATCGACAGGCAATACGTCAAGGTCGTCAGCCAGCGCGGCTACGCGAAATACAGAGCGAGGACAAAGGATGAGCTACAAGATGATCTTGAATAAGGCGGAGGCTATACTGGCAGAACGCGAGGAGAGCTACGGAGACGCGCGAGAAATGCATGAAAGCATTTGCCGGAGGTGGACAGGCGTGCTGAAGGAAAAGCTCGCTCCTGGGGCTTCTCTGACGGCCTACGACGTGGCGAGGATGATGGCCGAGCTGAAGGCGGCGCGCGTGGACGACAACGGGTTTCACGAGGATAGCATCATCGACCAGATCAACTACCTGGTCATCGCGTATCGACTGGCCGGCGAGGATGCACAGCTTTTTGATTGGGATGAGGGAATGGAGTAAGGTGGAGTTGCATAGGTTGCTCTATGTTTGCCAATCTAGCTGCGGTTTTCCTCCCTGTGACCGTGGCACAAACTGGCGGCGCTGCGTCTCTCTCCATCACGTCAGCGTCGCCTCTTTTGGTGACGTGAAGCACTGGCGACGAGCTCGCGTGGGCGCGCGAGCAACGGCCTCGCCCTGCCCTCTTGCTGGGCCTCGACGCACAACATGTTGTGGTTTGCGCTGGGCGCATAGATCGGCGAAAAGTCAAGCCACTGATAACGCTACAGAAAAGCAATCATTTAACATAATAAAGTTTATGCGACACGGGTTTAGCCATGCGCTGAGCGCAAAATACCCCCCCGTCGACGCCACGCCGGGGGGTGGTGCTTGTGCAACCCCACACACAGTCTCGCTTCAAATTTTGCCCCCCTGGCGGCCTTTATCGTACACTTAGCATAACGGAGAAAAACTATGGCAGGACGACCGAAACGCAAGGCTGCGCTTGACGCTATTGAGAAGCGCGGCGGCGTGGATTACTTGACTGAATATCTTTTGTCGGGCGGCACGGTAACGCAGCTTGCTGGCGAGCTTGGTTTGCACCGTGGTTATTTGCATCGTTTGCTGAAGGAGAGCTCGGAGTTGAGTTCTGCGTTGGAGGCTGCGCGTGAGGACGCCGCTGAGGCGCATGCTGAGGCTGGCTTTGAGATTATGCGTCGTTTGCGTGCTGAGCGTAAGGTTGAGCGTGAGACGGCGAAGGCTGGCACTCGCGCGGCTGAGTTAAACTCGTTGGACGTGAGTATTGCGAAGGAGGAGGCTGCGCAGCATCGTTTTATTGCTGAGGCTTGGAACCAGCGTCGGTATGGCGGTGGTAAGAACCAGACGCACGTGACGGTCAACTTGGGTGACATGCATTTGGATGCGTTGAAGAAGATGAAGACTGTGCGCGGCTCTGAGCCTAGGGTGATTGATCATGACGACGGCTGAGCAGCGCACGCAGCGCACCTTTATGGATGAGTTTACGGAGGCGTATTACGGCGATCCGGTGCGTTTTGTGCGTGAGATGTTGGGCGCTGAGCCTTACCCGTATCAGGTGGAGTTTCTGGAGGCCTTGGCTGAGGGTGAGCGTAAGATGTCTGTCAAGTCTGGCCACGGCACTGGCAAGTCTACGACGGCGTCCTGGGCGATGCTTTGGTTTTTGCTTTTGCGTTATCCTGTGAAGGTTGTGGTGACGGCGCCGACGTCTAGTCAGTTGTTTGACGCGATGTTTGCTGAGTTGAAGCGTTGGATTAATGAGTTGCCGCGTGAGTTGCAGGAGTTGTTAAACGTGAAGAGCGACCGCGTGGAGTTGGTGAGTGCGCCTGCTGAGGCGTTTATTTCGTGTCGGACTGCGCGTGCGGAGACGCCGGAGGCTTTGGCTGGCGTGCATAGTGATAATGTTTTGCTGATTGTTGACGAGGCGTCTGGCGTGCCTGAGCAGGTGTTTGAGGCGGCTGCCGGGTCGATGTCTGGGCACAGCGCGACGACGTTGATGCTGAGCAACCCCACCCGGTCGAGCGGCACGTTTTTCGAGAGCCACAACCGGATGTCGAACTCTTGGTGGACGAGGACGTGGAGTTGCGTTGACAGCCCGCTGGTGTCTGACGAGTTTGTGAGCGAGATGGAGATGCGTTACGGCGAGGCGTCGAATGCGTTTCGCGTGCGTGTGTTGGGTGAGTTTCCGTTGTCGGATGATAACACGATTATTCCGTATCACTTGGTGGAGGCTGCGCAGCAGCGTGACATTGAGATTGCTGATGAGACTGACGTCGTTTGGGGCTTGGACGTCGCCCGGTTTGGTTCTGACGCGACTGCCTTGTGTAAGCGGCAAGGCCCGGTGGTGACTGAGTTGCGTTCTTGGCGGGGCTTGGATTTGATGCAGACGACTGGCCGTGTCGTGGCTGAGTATGAGGCGTTGGAGCCGTCCAGGCGTCCTGTAGAGATCCTGGTGGATAGCATTGGCGTGGGGTCTGGCGTGGTGGATCGCTTGCGTGAGTTGGATTTGCCGGTGCGTGGCGTGAATGTGGCGGAGAGCCCGTCTATGGGCGAGACGTACATGAATTTGCGCTCGGAGCTTTGGTTTAAGTGCAAGGCTTGGCTGGAGGATCGCTCCTGCAGGTTGCCCAAGGATGATCAGCTTTTGGCTGAGTTGACGGCGATCACGTACAGTTTCACGTCGTCGGGCAAGATGAAGGCTGAGAGTAAGGATGAGATGCGCCGGCGCGGCATTGGCTCGCCAGATTTAGCGGATGCGTTGTGCTTGACGATGGCGTCCAGCGCGGCGACGGCTCAGTCTGGCGCGTTTAAATCTTGGCGTGGTGAGTTGCGCCGGGCGTTGCGCGGCATCGCGTAATTTTGGGCCTCCGTTTGCGCTGTGGTAATATGGCACCACAGTTATGGAGGTGTTCATGCCGATGAAATTCAAGCCTTGCAAGGGTTGCCCCACGCCAGCCGGGTGTAAGCGCGCTGGCGGTTGCATGATGAAAAAGTATGGCCGGTAAGGGCAAGAAGGCGGGCCTTTACGCCAACATTCACGCCAAGCGCAAGCGTATTAAGGCTGGCTCCGGCGAGAAGATGCGCAAGCCTGGCGCCAAGGGCGCGCCGAGTGCGAAGGCTTTTCGTGACAGCGCGAAGACGGCGAAGAAGCCCGCGAAAAAAGGTAGGAAGTGATGGCCAAGGAATACTTGGATATATTTGATCGCTTTGACGGCGGCGGCGCCGGGAAGATGGGCGATCGTTTTGCTGGCGGCGGCATTTTGTCGATGATTGCGAACGAGTTTTTCACGCCGTATGGCTCTGAGGATGACGATCGCAAGCGTCGCCTGCTTGAGATGCGCGGCTTGTTTGACGCGTTGGAGGCTGAGACGACTGCCGGCGGATCTGGCGCTGCTGCCGCGCCTGGCGTCGCCAATAACGTGCGGCCACAGCCTCGCCCCGTTCGGCGTGTGTCTGGCTACGACGAGGCGCCGGTGACGATGGCGCCTAGGGGTCAGCCTGGTTCGACGTATGACGCGGTGCCGGCGACGTTGAACCGCTCGCCTCAATCTGGCGCCCCCGCGTCGCAGCCCAGCTCGGTGGCTGACATGCCGGCGGGTCAATTTATGGATATGCTGCGCGGCGCTGCCAAGCCACAGCCTGTGCCTTTTGGTGGGTTTAAGCGCCCCGGCGACGAGTACAAGGCTGGCTTTGAGCAGATGGTGAAGCAGCTTGGCGCGGATCGCGTTCGCAACATGTCGCAAGATCAGCTCATGCAATTACTTCAGATTTACGCCCGCGGCGGGCCGGTGCGGTAATGCCTGCCGCTCGTAAGAAGGTGCCCGCGAGTAAGAAATACGCCGACGGCACGACTTACAAGGACAGCGCCGGCAAGACGCACAAGCGTATTTCTCGGCCTGGCACGAAGCGCGGCGACAATTACTGCGCCCGATCGAGCGGCCAGAAGAAGACGGCGAAAGTGAAGGTGCGGCGCAAGGCTTGGGGCTGCCGCGGAAAGAAGAGCGTGAGTAAATAGATGGGCAAGTTTGATCAGGCGTTGGACGCCGCCGGCGGTTTAATTGACATGTTTCGCAAGCCCGCGGGAAGCGACCCTCGGTATCGCGGGGCGGCGCCAAACCGCACGGATTTTACTTTCATGCGTTACAAGCCCGCGAAATTACCGCCGCGGATGCAAAACTCGTTGAACGCCTTGCGCGAGCCAGACAACCCAATGCGGCGAGAGATGCTGGAAAGCATAGAGGCTGGCTTGGAGGTCGGCGAGGATTGGTACAACACTGAAGAGCTGCGCGATTGGTTTATTGCCGGGCATGGCGAGGAGGAAGGGCATCGCCAATGGTCTGAATTTTTAGACCTGACGGGCGCGACTTCACCAAACTCAAAAGTACCGCCAAATATAGGCAACTCATCCGCGGTGCGCGAGCGGATGTACAACGACGCGGATTACATGCAGTCGCTCCAAAATATGGAAAGCATCCAAGAGGGTCGCGACTTGGCGAAAGGCCGCAAGCCTGGCTACGGGCACAAGACTGCCGGCTTGCAGGAGTACATCACGTCAAAGCAAGTGCAGGGCCAATGGTCTGGCGCGCCGGAGCCTGGAGTTTCGCCCGCTAAAGGCAATTGGACTGACAACCCGAAGCCGAAAGGTTTTTCTCAGTCTTTGAAGGGCTCAGAAAAAAACATGGCCGCCGACTTACATTTCACGCGTTACATCGCGATGGCATCGAAAGACCCAGATTGGCTGGGCGTCGCGGGCACCGAGGTTTCCGAAGATTTCGCGCAACGTATGCTGCAAGAGTTTCCTAAGTCTAAGGAGTATTTCAAAACAAACGCAAACGGCAAGCCAGGGTTTAACCCTAAAAAGGCAGTTAAGGATGGCGTCGTGCCAATTGAGGTGCTTGACGATTACCCGTCCGTCTGGGCGCAAAAGCCTGCCGACAACGAATACGGCGCCTTTGAAGATTTTATGTTTGAGATCGGCAACGAGCTCGGCTTGACGGGGCCGCAAGCTCAAGCCGCCTTGTGGATGGGCGCCGCGCGCAAGACTGGCGTCGATCCCACGAGCCAAACTACATTCATGCAGGCCGTTCGCGACCGCGCCGACATTCAAGCAAAAAAACGTGGCACAACCCGCGAGCAAGTCTTGTTTGACTTTATTATGAACAAGGGGCTGCTGACTGGAGCTGGCGCCGTTCCGTTGGGTTTGATGGGCGCTATGGGAAGCGGCGGCCAGGCGCAGGCGGCGCCCACTGAGATGGAAATTATGAAATATTTGGAGAGCGCGCGATGACCCCAGAGGAGCGCATCCGCGGCAAGGTCGCCGGATTAAAGAAAGCGCAAGTGCAACGTCAGAGTGACGCCCTGCGCCGAGAGTATGACATCACGGTCGGGCTTGGCAATGAGGCGTATGAGATGAACACGCCGCGCGAAATTAACCCTAATTTAAGTGGGCGCAATCGTGGCCGCGAGGTCAAGCCTGACTTTAAATACAGCGACGAGGTGTTGCAGGCGGCGATGGATGCGTCAAACTCAAACAGCAACATCAGCAACGATATATTTTACAAAACGCTGCAGGCGACCGGCAACCCAGACTTAGCCACGGCGGCCGTAAACGCGGCTGGCTACACGCCTGGCGTCGGCACTGCCATTGGCATGGAGGAAGCTTACCGCGCCGCGCGTGATATTCCCAGCAGCTACCAGCAAGGCAATTACGGCGACGTCGCGAGGGGCGCTGGAGTTACGGCTATGGGAGTGCTGGATGCGGCGCTTACTATGGCGCCATTCGCCAAGGCGGCAGTCAAAGGCGCGCGCAACTTGCCGAAGGCTTTAAGCCGAGCGGGAGACGTCGCGATGGACGGCATGCAGGCGGCGGATCGCATGATGGCGCCCCGCCCCACGCAAGTAAATCAACAGCCAATGCTTGAAGAGGTTTTGCAATACCTCCAAGCGCGAGGGAGATAGCATGCCCATTACCACATTCGCCGAGCTGAAGAGCAACGTCACTGACTTTTTAAACCGGGATGACTTGGACGCCATCGCGCCGACTTTCATTGACTTGGCTGAGGCTGACATGAACCGCCGCGTGCGTCACTGGCGTATGGAGGGCCGCGCCACTGCCGAGGTTGACACGCAATACAGCGCCATCCCGGCGGATTTCTTGGAGGTAATTACGTTTCACATTACGTCTGGCGATTTACGGCCGTTGGAGCTGATTAGCCAGGGCGAGATGTTGCGCCGCCGGTATGAAAACTTGGACACCTCCGGCAAGCCTGCGTATTACGCGCTGACGGCTGGCGAAATTGAGGTTTACCCCACGCCGGACGGCACATATTCGACGGAGCTTTACTACTACAAGCGCATCACTGCGCTGAGCGACAGCGACACGTCCAACTGGCTGCTGCAGTATTTCCCTGACGCGTATTTATACGGATCTCTCGTGCATTCCGCGCCTTACTTGAAGGACGACGGGCGCATTCAAGTTTGGGCTGCTTTATACGAGCAGGCGATTGCCTCGATCAACCGCGAGAGTGAAGCAAGTAAATATGGCGGATCTGGCCGTCGCATGAAAATAAGGGCGTATTGATATGAGTTTTTCCAACACCTACGAGACACACGTTTTAAACTACGTTTTTACCACGACGTCGGTCACGCGGCCGACTGCCTGGTACTTGGCGTTGTTCACGTCAAATCCCGCGGAGGACGCCAGCGGCTCTGAGGTTAGCGCCAGCGGCACTGCCTACGCGCGCCAATCTGCGGCGTTCACTGTGTCGGGCAACACGGCGTCCAACAGCGCCGCCATTGAGTTTCCGACTGCCACGGCGTCTTACGGAACGGTGACGCATGTCGGCGTTTACACCGCCAGCTCCGGCGGCGACTTAATTGCTTACGCCGCGCTCAGCACGAGTAAGGCGATTGACACCGGCGATGTATTTAGGGTGCCGTCGGGCGACCTAGACGTCACTCTAGACTAATGCCTGACACGACCTACCGCACCGGCTTTGGCACTGGCGCTTTTGGCGTCAACGCATACGGCGTGGATGGCGTGTTTAAGGAAGGCGCCGGCGTTGTAATTGGCGTCACGACGACTGCCTCGGCGGTTGTGCGCGTGCGCCTGGCGGCGTCTATCGCCGTGACGGCCTCCAGCAACGCCTCAGCCGCCCAGAGAGTGCGCCAGGGCGCCGCCACGGCGTCATGCTCAGCGAGTGGCACTTGCGGCGCTGAGCGCGTGCGTCAGAGCTCCGCGGCGTCCTCCGCCAGCGCTTCAGCCAGCGCGTCTGCCGGTCGTATTAGACTTAGCGCTTCCGCCGTTGCCGCGTCTGCCTCCACCGCCGCCGTCGGGCTGCGCGTGAGGCTTGGCTCTGCGGCCCCTGCCCCGGTTTTATCGACGTCGGCGAATGCGGTGACGATCGTCAGCGTCGCGCCTGGCGTGTCTTGCGCCGTCAGCTTTGCGGCGACGTGCAACCGCGTGCAAAGCTCTGGCGCGGCGGCTGCGTTTGCGTGCGCAACGACTTGCAACGCCATTGAGAAATGGGAGCCGAGCTCCGGTACTGCTGAGACGTGGACGAACGCCGTAGAGGATAGCACGAGCTGGTCTGGCTCTGCTTCTGCGTCCGACACATGGACGGGCGCGAGCGTCGCGTCTGACGCCTGGTCGGATCAGCCTGCCGCGAGCGATACCTGGAGCGAGGCTGCTTAGCATCGTTTTTTGGCGGTTGCCGCGCTTTGTGAGATAATTTGCTCAACGGGCTGGGGCGGCTCGTTTTCCCTAAAATTGTCGGAAAGCTGCGCCTTGGCGAGCAGCGAGGAGTTTATCAATGGCAGATACCACCACAACGACCTACAGCCTGACGAAGCCCGAGGTCGGGGCGTCGGAGGATACCTGGGGCACTAAGATCAATACCAATTTTGACAGCCTGGATGACTTGCTTGACGGCACGACGGCGATCACTGGCATTGACATTAACTCAGGCACGCTGGACGGCGTAACGATTGGCGGCGCTTCTGCCGGGGCGGGTACTTTTACCAACCTAACAGCCACAGGCACGACAACCTTAGCTGGCGCTAGTACATCAGCGGATATTACGTTTGGCGACAACGTCAAAGCCATCTTTGGCGCTGGGTCTGACCTACAGATTTATCATAATCCTACTGGCTCGCACAGTTATATTACAGAAAGCGGTGGCGGTAGCCTTTATATACAAGGTACAGAACTTAACTTAACAAATTCGGCAGGTACTTCAACATATGCTAACTTTGTAGATGGCGGTGCTGCTTTTATTAGACACGCAGGTTCAACAAAACTCGCCACCACCAGCACAGGTGTAGACATCACTGGGACTTTGACCAGCGATGGGCTGACTGTTTCTCAAGAAAACCCTAAAATTACCATTACAGATACAGGCACTGGTGCTGACCATGAGCTTAATGGTGCTTCAAGTATTGGCAATCTTACATTAAACTTTGATAAAAATGATGACGGGTCTTCACCTTATTTCTATATTCAGCATGCTGGTAATAAGTTGGCTGCCTTTCGTAAGGGCGGAGACATCAGCTTTTATGAGGACACAGGCACC